CCACATAAAATGAATACCGCCCATACCTAATATAACATCATCATACATTAAGGTATAACCATGTATGCGCTCTGGTGCGATGAAAGCATCTTTGTGTTGCTTTTCAATAACAAACTCTAAGTCTATGTTATCTATATCTTTTTTATCAAATGTTCTTAGTTTAAGCATCGAATGTATTAGACCTTCTCATAATTGCAAGTATGGTCATAGGTAAAGGTTGGTTTTGTCTTATAACAACCTGTGCATCATTATCATACCCAGATGGAAAGAATATCTCTTTATCGCCATTAAATAATGGTATCGGGCCATCCATAGCCATACTGCTATCTCTGAATGGCATACGGTCAAGATTATCTACATCTGGCCCTGTTTCTGCACCAACTGTATCTATAAATCGTGCTGTTACGCCATGTATTCTTTTTATCTTTCCTTGTGATATACCGTCTTCTGCACCACCTTCCATACGCAAAGTCTTAACTAAAGAGTCATAGTTATACCCAACATGAATTACACCGCCAGTTCTATCTAGTGTGATACTGCCATTTGTAACAGTCTTATCTGCATGACTTGCTCCATCTACCAAAACAGCTATTGTTTCGCCTTCTAAATGATTTACGCCTGTAACAGCAGATACTTTTTTACGTACTTCACCGCCTGATATATAGGTTGTAAAAGGCGTACCATTGGTTGCTTTACGCACGACACCACTATTCGGTAAGAATACTAAATCTGCATTATCACTGATTGCACCTGTTGTGCCAGTAGATAAGGTAATCTTAGTTTGTCCAGCTAACGCAACAACGGTTGTTCCCGAAGCAATGTTTGTTCCTGTAACTACCATACCTGTAGATATTGTACCTGACACATTATCGATATCAATGACTGTAGCACCACTGGTTATACCACTGCCATTATTTACTTTGGCTGCTGGGAATCCACTTACTGCACTTAAATCAACACCTATCGTGAAATTATTATTATCTACTTTGGTTACGATAACTCCTGTATTATTAACCGTTGTCATACCTGTTATATCAAATATGGCTATCTGGTCATTGGTAGCAAAGCCATGATTGTCAATATTGATGTTAGCAGGGTTAGCTTTGGTAATTGATTTGATGCTTTTAGTTGCTGGGTTTGCCAACTCGAATGTATTTGTTTGCGAGTTAAATACGGTAAAACTATCGCCATTTAGTTCTGTCATTCCCACAACATCATTGATAACCACATCATCTCCATTACTAAAACCATGTGAAGAAGATGTAATGGTAACTGTCTGATGGTCTATTGTAACACTGCTTACTTGGTCTGTAGATAATGACGCAGCTGTAATCGTCTTAGCTGTGTTTTCTATGGTAACACCTGAGTCAACAAAGAAAACATCTCTTACTTTCTGACTAAAATTAAATGATTTAAGATATACGATATGTCTTGTTGTAATACTATTGATAGTACGCTTTACCGATAAATATACTTGGTCTTCTGTACCGCTAGGAATGGATGTTACACTTTCTACCACACCTGAATTACCAAATGGATGCTGATGCCAACCAACTGTATTGTTTGCAGGGTCATAGCTAAGACCTATTAATACTCCATCAAAACGCACAAACCATAAAATAAGTTCTGGCTCTTGTTGCCATACCATATCGGTTAAACCGCCTTTAGCTAGATGCTCTCCTAATATAGTTAAGTCTCTTCCCACCAGACCATCTGTATTTAAATCAAAAGTAACTTCTTTTACTTTCTCACCACTCTTTTGCACTAATATGGTACTTGCCCCTGCTCTAAGTGGGCGTACATTAGATGTACCAAAAGTAGTTTCTCGTAATACGTTTACTGATGTAGGTGTAACAGCAGCCCCTTGTGTACCACCAGATAAGGTAAACTCTGCACTTGTTGTAAGTATTTGTAAGAACCTACCTGGTATTAAATGCTTGATAACATTTACCTTATCAGATGCTATCGTTACATTAATTGCATCATCATCATTTGTGCCAGGACTATGATTGGTGAAATCATCTGTTACTGAACCAAAAATGCTTTGTGGCTGTGCGGTTGTACCAGCAAAGAATAATCTTTCTTCATAAAATGCAACTGCTCTTGGAAATCCATTTCTACTACTAAATGCGCCCCTTGACCATCTTGTTGTTCCATCTGTTGCATTTTTTGGTAATACAAGTGTATTGATATTTCCATTGATTGAATTATTCTGCACGATGGCTGTAGCTGATGTAGCACTGGCAACGGCTGTTATTTTAACAAATCCTGTACCACTATGCTGAAACTGCCATGTATGATTGCCATACACCTCTGAGCCAAATGTATGAACAGGTGCTTGCGCTCCTGTAGATTCGTTACTTCCAGAATCTGTTTTCTTATATACATTGCCATTATGTCTGACTAAATCATTCTGTGAATAATTATCGGATGTAGACCAAGCATCATGCTGTACCTCAACGATATCTCTGAATCTAAACAAAGAGCCTATATCAGATGATGCAAATAAATCAGCAGAGGCAGTTAATGTAACTGTGCCTGTGTTTGCATCTGATGTAATTGTTGTTGTGCCGATATTCTCATCTTCATAAGGGCCGTCTACAAAACTCATATCAGCAAGTGTAAATGAAGTTGTGGTTGTTCTGGTAAGTTGCGCTGGTGCATGACTTCTATGTGCTATAAACATAACGTCTGCTGATTGTGCAAAGGTTAGTTCTTTTACCTGTGCTACGGTATAAGTTGTTGTTATTTCTACTATTTTACCAGATGTACCACCAGAGCCATAAGTTGTAAAAGCAGAGCTATTAATACCAGACAACTCAAATGTATTTGTTGTTTGATTTGCAACTGTAAACTCACGGTTATTGAGTTCTGTCATGCCTACAATATCTTTGATAAATACTCTATCGCCATTACTATAACCATGTGATGATGCTGTAACCACCGCTGGGTTTGCTTTGGTAATAGCTGATATAGCTTTGGTGGCTTCTGTTAATATCGCTTCATTATTATAAAAACGTATATAGTTTAGACCAAACTCTAATACATAAGATACAGGCTCTTCTGATGTGGTATCTGCACCAAACTCAAAGTTTACAAGACGTATTTCACCGCCATCTTTTGATGAATTAACATAGTAACTTCCTGTTCTTCTGGTAATACCGCCTTGAGGGAAGACAACCATATTCTGTAGGGTTTGAACACCAGCACTATATTTTTGTAGGTCTACCCTTCCTTCAAGTCTTGGTGTTAATTCACCAGACTGGAAGTTGGTTACTATGGTTGACACTCGTGCCATATTATACCCTTACATCAATAAATTCACTTGAGGTCAATCTATCTGGTACACCTTCCATAGCATCCATTGCTTTGGCTTCTGATAATCTAGCTTGATATAATTGATATATCTGACCTGATAAGGATGAACTTCCTGTAATTGCATAAGCAACTTCAGAGGCTAGTTTATGTGCTATTGTGCTTGATAATAAACTATCATATTCTTCTGTATCGGTAACTCTTGCTACATATATTATCTTACACGCAGTTTCATCTGATAATACTTTTCTTCCTTCTATTTTAAACATAACCTGTGATTCATATGCAGCTATATCCTGATTTATACTATCGGTATAAAAGGATAGAACACGTAAGCAAAATGGATCTGTTGGAAGGGAGAACTGGCTTGTAAAACCAAATGGCGGAGCATCAGAGTCTTTAGCTAATGATGCTCTTCTTATAGCGGAGTTCCAAGGATGGGAACGTAATACTTGGTCTCTAACAGTAGTAAATCTTCGGTTGCAGAGTTTGGCTTCTTTGGAGTTTTCATCAAGAGAAGTTATTGTAGCTGCACCAAGTAAATCCATTGATTCATTACAAATATCAACAACAGAAGACATATCTTTTATCCTTTAAATTATGTTAGGGCAGTACCTTATCATGAGTCAGCACTGCCCCAAATTATTTAGTCTACGGCATATTCAATAATAAATGCCATGTCTCCTAATGTTCCACCAGTAGCATTAAAAGTTGCTGCCACATATAGTGGCTCACCTGGGTCTGTACTTAAACCGCCAAGCTCAAATAGTTTTTGACCTGTTGTATTTAAATCAAGAACTTCATAGCGAAGTTCCGCAAGGGCTGCACCATCTGCAACAGAAGTTGCTAAACAGTCCTCATCTACAACAGTATTGTCTAACTTATATAAGCCAACATTGTAAGTACATGAACCACCTAATGCATCTGTGCCAATCCTAATGGACACAAGATTAGCGTGTGATGGTATAGGAGCAAGATAAACGATATCATTATCTGTGCTGTCACCAGCAGCTAATGCCACGTTTCCTGATGCTATTCTGATTCTTCCACCTAACTCACTTGCTGGATTAGCAACTTGAGGTAGTGCAAGATAATTTGCGACTAAGTCGGAATTTTTAGTTGTCATTTTCTATTCTCCTATCTTAGTCTGGTGTTTCATCACAGAATATTTTTACGACTTTGGACTCTTCCATCCGCACCGCACCAATATCCATGCAATAGTAAACTTGAGTTGCATACCCTTTATCAGCACGCTCATCAATTCTTGCAGAAACATCTTTACCTATTCCAAGGGTAATGCCATCCTCTGCCCATGCAAAGCATGAACGGATATCATTTGTATCTACATCAAGACGATTTGTCATAATGAACTCGAAGCCTAGAAACGTATTGATATCACCTTGAGCTAACGCCTTCACAGTGTTGAAGTCTGAACTGGTAACCTGAGTTGTACCAAGTAAGTCTTCAATCTGCTTTGGCCCTACTGCAATGTAACGTGCGATAGAAGGGTCAACATCATTCAAATCCATCTTACGCTTTGCTTCAAGCAACTTGGCAATGGTTAATCCATCATTTGATGACGAAGAACCCACCATGTTTGCTGTTGCATCTAGCGTAGCTGAACCAGAACCTGTTTCGCCTGTTGATGCTGTACCAAGTGCAGCTGCGATAATAACATCATCCATAGCACGACCCATTGCAGCAGCAGCTGCTGATGCATATTGTGATGTTGGGTCAATTAACATACGAACTTTATCTTGGTCATCAATTAA